AAACAATTTACTGTATACATAAAGCAACACTTAGAACCTGTAACTGTTATGGCAGTCGATCGAGATGACGGAGAGTATCAAGTGCAGAACCATAAGAGTTGGGGTGAACCGATTGATGTAGAGATAACCGCAGAGGAGGACGCGTAATGAACTACGAAACTTTTGAAGTAAGACGTAAGAAACGTAATTGGTATTTATTAGGATTGCTGATTGGATTTATACTTGGAGTATTAGTGAGGGAGGTATTAATATGATTAGGTTAATTATAAGTTTTTTAATTGGTGTACTGGTAAGTATGATGGTTGCGTATATGTATTTTACTGTGTTTCAACATGAGAAAATATATCATTGTCATGCAAAGAAAGGGTTTCTACTAGAGTCCTTGAGTCAGAACAGTAGCGTGTTTGTTAAGGTAGAGCCATCTGTATTTTGTATTAATTTAGATAACGAGGGAGGTAAAAAGAAATGAGTAAAGAAAAGATCGATTATGTAGAGCAAGACATTTATGATTACTTTGGGGCTGACCAAGATATTTGGAAAGCTGAACGACATGAACTACTGGGAATCATTGGGGGTATGAGTGGCATACTAGAACTCATATGGCATGGGCAAGTAACCCCTGAGATTTCATTTAAAGACTTTAAAGAATGGCTAAAAGAAACAAAGGAACTTAAAGAACTTAAGGTGGAGATAGATGATGACTCCTGAAAAGAAAGTAAAACAAAAGGTATGTGCCAAGCTTAAGGAACTTGGTGCATATTACTTTTACGCCTCGACAGGTGGATACGGGAGTAGTGGAGTACCTGACATCATTGCCTGTTACAAGGGTAAGTTTGTCGCGATCGAGTGTAAGGCTAATGGTAATATACCAACGGCCTTACAACGAAAACATTTACGGGAGATAAGTATTCAGAATGGTATCGCGTTAGTAATTGACGAGACAAATATAGACATGCTAGAGTACTACGTTACAGGTAAGCAAATATTCAATAACAAGTGAGGGGAAAAACAAATGAGTTCTGAACAAGACTTAGTAAACCACCCAACCCACTATACAAAATACAAATGGGAGACCATAGATATACTAGAAGAATTTTTTGGTGATGATCCATTGTTATGGCAGTGTGGTAAATACCTTTTAAGATGTAAACACAAAGGCAATCTTAAACAAGACTTAAGCAAAATGATTTGGTATGCTAAACGTAAAATAGAAAAGGAGGATTAGTATGAGCAAAGATTTGTTTAGACGAGTTAAAAGTTTATTAAAAGACCATGTACAATTTCTTAATGAGCATAGCATTGGAGACACTCATGTAACAGATGCCGAGAATATTATTGATGAGATTGACATATTACTCAAGAGTGGTGAAGTAGAAAACATTGAGAAACAAATAGATGAGACTGAACGTAAATTAATGAGCGAAGATTTAGCTGATGAAATACTTAACTCTAAGTATTGCGTGGGCGGATCGTGTGAAGATTAAATAATATGAAAGGGTAGTATGGCAAAACATTATACAGATGAGCAAGAACAAGTATTTTTAGATAGAGCACATAAATATTTAGCAAAAAACCCTAGTACAAGTAGAGGTAGATTAGCTACTTATAGTGGGGTAAGCGTAAGTGTATTAGAACGACTCGAAAATGAGGGTAAGATAACATTGCCACCAAAGCTAACTATACAACAAGCAAGAGCCACAAGCCCTTGGGCTAAAGGAAAGGTATAGTGGCAGATGAAATAGATATAGCTAATGACGAAGTTCAAAAGCAATTAGACGCTACTTTAAAGAGCGTTGATATATCTGTTGAAGAAAACAATACAGGCAAATGTATTTGGTGTGGTAAGCCTGTAGTAGACAAAAGAAGATGGTGTTCCGCTGAATGCCGAGATGAGCATACTCTTTATGCCAACAAACTATAATAAAACTAAAAGAGTGTGCATAAAATGCGGAGATCCAGCAAAGATATGGGACAAGAATGCGTGGTGGTGTGCTATTAATACCAGTATGGGTACTTATAACATGGCGGGATATTGTCGCAAACAAAAACGAAAGGAAAAACTTGAATCTAATAACGATTGACTTTGAAACATTTTATGATACAGGCTATGGCCTTAATCGATTAACAACCGAAGAATACATTCATGACATTCAGTTCCAAGTCATTGGTGTAGCAATTAAAATTAATGATGGTAAGACCGAGTGGCACACGGGAGAACAGGTATCAAATGCTTTCGCTTTGATTGATTGGAGTAACGCAATGTTACTTTGCCATAACACTCAGTTTGATGGGGCTATATTAAAATGGCGGTATGGGATTGAGCCCGTAGGATACCTTGACACGCTATGCATAGCTCGAGCATTACACGGAGTAGACGCCGGCGGATCACTTAAAGCACTGGCTGAACGTTACAAACTAGGAGAGAAAGGAACTGAAGTCCTAGACGCCAAGGGTAAACGACTAGAAGATTTTCAAGAATATCAATTACGCCAATACGGAGCATACTGTAAGAACGACGTAAAACTAACTTATGATCTGTTTAAAATAATATCTAAAAAATTTCCGATAGAAGAATTAAAATTAATAGACATGACATTAAAAATGTTTATTAGCCCTACCTTAAAACTAGATAGCGGATTACTTGAGAAAAGATTAGCCGACGTACAGTTGGCTAAGAAAGAACTGCTTGAAAGTCTTATGGGCAAACTAAACGTAGACTCAGTTGAAGAGGTGCGTAAAGTATTAGCTAGTAATAATCAGTTTGCAGATTTATTAGAATCGTTTGGCGTTACTGTACCACTTAAAGAAAGCCCACGCACTAACAAAATGACTTACGCACTTGCCAAAGGTGACGAAGGGTTTTTAAAACTATGTGAGCATGAGAATACTTTTATTCAAGAGTTATGTGCAGTGCGGTTAGGAACTAAATCTACTATTGAAGAATCTCGAATTGAACGATTCATTGATATAGCTAAACGCAACAAAGGATTACTTCCTATACCGCTTAAGTATTATGGCGCACATACAGGGCGATGGGCAGGCTCAGACAAAGTAAACTTTCAAAACTTACCTTCACGCGATAAAAATAAAAAGGCATTAAAGAATGCAATACTTCCCCCCGATGACCATGTAATTATAAACGTTGACTCTTCGCAGATAGAGGCGCGAGTATTAGTTTGGTTAGCCGGACAACACGACGTGCTTGAACAGTTTAGAAAAGGTGAAGATGTGTACTCCGTGTTTGCTTCTAAAGTATACAACAAAGATAACATTGATAAGACTGAACGAGCAGTGGGTAAAACTTGTATATTAGGATTAGGATATGGTACAGGGTGGCGTAAGCTACAGAATGTATTAAAAATAAACGCTGGCGTTACTATGAGTGATCAAGAGTGCGAACGGCTAGTTAATTTATATCGAGACATAAATCATGAGGTAGTAAACCTATGGCGTGATTGTGATAGAGCGTTGGCTGATATTGCTTCATGGCCTAAAGATAAACCAGCATATTACTTAGATGGGCGGAAAGCTATTTTAGTAACACCTCAAGGATTACGCTTACCTAATGGTATGTACATATATTATCCTGATCTTGGACGTGAAATGGTTGAAGGTAAAAGCCAATACATTTATAAATCAAGACGCGGAGACGTAAGTATTTGGGGTGGGGCTATGGTTGAGAACGTAGTGCAAGCACTAGCAAGAATAGTTATTGGAGAGCAAATGCTAGAAATAGATGGGCAATACCGCCCTGTGCTCACTGTACATGACGCCGTAGTATGCGTTGCGCCACAAAAAGAAAGCCATAAGGCTTTAGGTTTTATTATGGATAAAATGAATAAAGCGCCGATATGGGCAAAAGATTTACCCGTAACGTGTGAAGGAAACTTTGCAGAAAATTATGGAAATTGTTGAGGCTAAACTAGATATTGACACTCAAGAGATAACTAATAAAGTTCTCGCACTTAGAGAAATATGGATTAGTAGATCTACTGATTTTCCTTTTTATACTTTAGGAAGATGCGCTTATCTTGATGGAAAAACTGACGCATATTATAAGGATTCCGCATGGCAAAATGATATATTGTTAGGAGAGTTTGGGGATTTATATTTTACAATCAATCAATGGTTAGAAAAAGAATTAAATACTCCTACTTTTTTAGCCCATGATTTATCAATACCCGGGTTTCATATTTTTCCGAGTGACCCTAAATTTTTAGAAATTGCTGGAAAGTGGCACATGGATTATCCTCACGAAACATTGGGGTTAGGAAATGAAGACGCAAACGCATTTACTGTTGCAATTCAATTACCTACGTCAGGTGCAGGGATGGATTGGCTAGATGAAAAAGGTGTGATAAGCTACATACCATACACTGAAGGTAACATAATTTTACACTCAGGAGTAGACGTGCACCGCATAGCGGGGATAAAAAAATACATTCCCGGAGAGTACAGAATTACTTTGCAAGGACATATTGTTAAACGTAATGGAGACTTGGAGGTATATTGGTGATGATCGAATATGCATTTGTATTAGTTATTAGCACTAACCCAATAGTAGATGAATTTAAATACGAGGGTAATTTTAAATCGTGCGACATCGCCCACCTGTGGATTATGTTGCATCGACCGGATGCCGTAGCATCTAAATGTATGCTTACAGAATATATACAACTACCAGAAGATACTATATTAAGAGGGATAGATATGAAAAACGGAACGATTAAACATGGCAATTGATATTGAGCACGATTTGTATGAAGGGCTGTTAACCATGGATGACTTTGATGATTGCATTATAGGGGTAGTCAAAGGTATAGATAATGAAAATAAAGTTTGTTATAGCTATCATAAAGTAATAGTAAAACTTATGGCTGAAGATGGAATGACTGAAGAAGATGCAATGGAGCATTTTTATTACAACATGATGGGTGCATACGTAGGAGAAACTACCCCCTGTTTTTTATTTACTGAGGATGATTGATGGCAAGATTAAAACAAGTAGAAAGACCAAGAGAGCCCGTACATAAACGCACAAGCCAAGGCGGAAGGGTAGCTAAAACTTCTACAATGAATAAACATTTTAGAAGAGGCTTTAAAAAATACAGAGGTCAAGGAAGATAGTGGCAGATTTTACGTGGAGTTTTTCTTCACTCAAAGAATATATTAACTGCCCTAAAAAGTATCAAGAAGTACGGATACTAAAAAATTATTCTTTTGTAGATACCCCTCAAACTATTTATGGTAAAGAAGTACACGAGGCATTAGAACTTTATGTACGTGATAATAAACCATTAGCTAAAAACTATTTACGCTTTAAAAAAGTAGTTGATACTTTGATTGATATTCCCGGAAAGAAATATCCGGAGTATAAAATGGCGCTAACTAAAAAAATGGGGACGTGCGATTTTGAAGATGATAATCGATGGGTGCGAGGCATAGCTGATTTAGTTATTGTAGATGGTGAACAAGCATATATTATTGATTATAAAACTGGGAGTAATAAATACCCAGATACTAAACAATTAAAATTAATGGCCTTGATGTGTTTTATACATTTTCCTGATGTTAATTTTATAAAAGCGGGATTACTTTTTATTATGAAAAATAGTTTTGTTGAAGAATCTTATACTAGAGACGACATACACAAAGCTTGGAAATCATTTGAGCAACCATTAGATCGATTAACTATGTCTTATAAAAAAAACGAATGGATACCCAACCCTACCCCGTTGTGTGGGTGGTGTCCAGTTGAAACGTGCGAGCATCACAAGCCACGAAAGTAACATGTATACAAGAGCTTGCAAGGTATGTAAGAAAAAGTTTGAAACGCCTCATCCTAAATATCTTTGCTGCTCAAAAAAATGCACCATGATTAACAAAGTTAATCGCAGATATGAAAGAGAGAATGGAGATTGGTCAGCATACTTTAAACACTTATTATCTAAAAAAACAAAGACTGATTTAACTCCACGTAAATTAATAAACATATTAAAAGAACAGAATTATAGATGCGCTTTGTCTGGCGTACCTTTGACATGCAGTAGAACACGAGGCAGTGTCTCTATGACTAATGCAAGTATCGATCGAATTTTTGCTGGAGGAGTGTATAATAGACGTAATATACAACTCGTATGCCGCGCAATTAATTCTTTTCGAAGCGACATGACAGTAGATGAATTTATTAACTGGAGTAAAAAGGTAGCTTATCATGCCATACGTAAACAAAAAAAGGCCTCACAAAAAAGAGTATCGTCAGCAACTCGCTAGAGGTGAACATGAAAAAAGAATGGAGCGCCAACGTGCTAGGCGCAAAATGGATGCGACTTCAAGAGATGCAAATGGTAATGGTGTAGCTGATAAACGCGAGGGTAAAGATATAGCGCATAAAAAACCTTTGTCTAAAGGCGGCAAAAATAAACACGGTGTGACTATTCAGTCGAAATCTAAAAACCGTTCTTTCAAAAGAAACTCAGATAGCTCAATAAAAGATCGACAATATTTAGCTGGTAAGTAAAATAATACTTGCGTTATCTCTCATAGTAGAGTACACTACTATTTCAATGAGAGGATTTTATGGAATTAATAGAGAACAAAGCACTTAAAATAACTGTGCCTCACGATATGGTGCCCGCTATACAAGAGCACATCGCTAAAGTTACAGTTGCCGAAGTACGTCAACAAGTTACTGCCTTAGTAGTGTATTGGGGCATTGACGAGATGATTACATTAAATAAACTTTGCACCTTCGCTCAACCTTTACCATCTCCTATTACTCGGGACTATAAATGGTCAGGCCGGTTTCAACCTTTTGAACACCAAAAAGTTACCAGCGAGTTTCTAAGTACGCAAACTAGAGCATTTTGTTTTAATGAAGCCGGTACTGGTAAAACTTCGAGTGTGTTGTGGGCTTCTGATTATTTGATGAATGAAGGCAAGATCAAAAGAGTGTTAGTGATTTGCCCTTTATCAATTATGACTTCTGCGTGGAAAAATGATATTTATAATACATGTGTACATCGAGTTCCTGGGGTAGCTTATGGGAATGCGGATCAACGAAGAGCTATCATAAATAACACTCAGTATGAATTTGTTATTATTAATTACGATGGAGTAGCTATAGTAAAACAAGACATCATCGATGCTAACTTTGATCTTATTGTAGTGGACGAAGCTAACGCATATAAATCTGTAAGTACAAGCAGATGGAAAACTCTTAACAAAATATTAAAACCTGAAACACGGTTATGGATGCTGACTGGAACTCCAGCTTCGCAATCTCCTGTTGATGCATATGGATTAGCTAGATTAGTGTCGCCGCATAAAGTGCCTAAATTTTCATCAGCTTGGCGAGATATAGTCATGTATCAAATCTCAAGGTTTAAATGGAATCCAAGAAAAGACAGTGAAATAAAAGTTTTTAATACGTTGCAACCTGCTATTCGATTTGCTAAAAATGACTGCCTTGATTTACCTGATGTGTTATATCAAACACGAGAGATACCACTTACTAAACAGGCGGAGAAATATTATAAAGAACTTAAGAAAGAGTTTCTTATTACTGCTGGCGGTGAAGAAGTGACTTCTGTTAATGCTGCGGCTAACATGAATAAGTTATTGCAAATATCAGGCGGGGCTGTATACACCGATGAAAAAAAAGTTATTGATTTTGATATAAGACCTAGATTAAAAGCTTTGATGGAAACTATAGAACAAACTAACAATAAGCTTCTTGTCTTTGTGCCATATCGACACACTATAGATATTGTAGCTACTAACTTAAACGAGCACAACATTACGACCGCTATTATTAATGGTGATGTTAGTGCACATAATCGCACAGAAATTATTAAAGAGTTTCAAAATGCAGATGATCCTAGGGTTTTAGTTATTCAACCTCAATCTGCCTCTCATGGAGTTACACTTACCCGGGCTGACACGGTAGTATTTTGGTCGCCAGTGATGAGTGTAGAAGTTTATCTTCAATGCATTGCGAGGATTGATCGAGTTGGACAACAAAACAAAATGACAGTAGTACACCTGCAGGGTTCTGATATTGAAAGAAAGCTATATGCAATGCTACAAGGTAAGGTAGATAGGCATATGAATTTAGTTGATTTATATAGAGAAGAGATAGGACTATGAGCCATAGTAAACAATGCAAACAGTGTAGAGAAATAAAACCACTAGAAGAGCTTGTAAAACATACAGCTATGAAAGATGGACGGCTAAACAAATGTAAATCATGTTATGCAATTTATAAGAAGAAAGAATACTATGAGAACCATGAACTCAAATTGCAAAAGGCACGAGAATATAGGGATAACAATAAAGAAATAATAAAAAAAGGATCGCAAAGGTATAAAGCAAAAAACAGAGAAAAAATAGCTGCTTGGGAAAGGGAGTGGAGAAAAAATAATCCTAAAAAATCTAGAGAAAGATCACAAAGGTATCACGACTCTCACCCAAATTATAAGAAAGAATACTATGCAAAAAATAGAAGTATGCTTATTAAAAAAACAATTGAATGGCAAAAAGAAAATAAAGAGAAATATTTAAAAAGAATAAAAGCATGGAAAATGAAAAATTACGACACTTGGCTACAATATGAAAGAAAACGACATAAAACTAAAGTAAAAAATTTAACAGACGGTTATGTAGCTAAGTTGTTAAAAGGCAACGGGAAATTATTAATGAAAGATGTCCCAACAGAATTAATAGAAGCGAAGCGTTTGCAAATATTAATACAAAGAGAAATTAAAAACTTAAATAAAGGAGAAAAACTGTGAAAACAATTAGTGATGTAAGAGACCAATTATCTGAAATATTTAATGAGCTAAGAGGAGGAGAAATTAAACCCAATGAAGCGGACTCATTAGCTAACATTGCGGGCAAGATGATTGCTAGTGCAAAGGTTCAGTTGGATTATTATGCTTTAACAAAATCAAAACCTGAAATTGATTTTTTAGAACCAGAAAAAGATATTAAAACTATAGAGGCTAAAACATGAGTGAAGTAAAAGCAAATGACTTAGTAACTACTTATCTTGCTATCCGACGAGAGCGAGAGAAGTTAGCTAAGAAGTATGAACAAGAAGATAGTGTATTTAAAGATCAGTTGAACAGACTGGAAGAGGCTATGCTAACTACTTGCAACGACATCGGCGCTGAAACATTACGCACCGAGAATGGCACTATTGTAAAGACTTTAAAAGAAAACTACGTATGCGGTGACTGGGATAACTTTAAAAAGTATGTGCTTGAAAACCAAGCATTAGAATTATTACAACAACGCATTAGTCAAACAAACTTTAAAGAATTTATAAGCACTAGAGGAGAGGAAGGACTTCCTCCAGGTATTAGCACTATGAGGGAGTTTAAAATAACCGTACGTAAACCGTCATCTAAATAAGGAGAAACATACTATGGCGCAACAACCTAATGTAACATTTACAACACCGAAAGGTATTGCACAGTATCCGTGGTTATCTACCCCGGATACTAAGTTTTCAGAGGAGGGAGAATATAAAGTAAATCTAATTCTTCCTAAACAGGAGGCTATCCCTGTACTAAAAGAAATTAATCAAATCTACGCAGAGAACGTAGAGAAAGAAACTAAAAAAGCTAAGGGGGCTGAAATTAAAAAAGCAAACCCTCCATTTGCAGAGGAGCTTGATGAAGAGGGCCAACCAACCGGCAACATCATACTTCGATTTAAATCAAAAGCTGCATATAAGCCGGCTATCTTTGATGCTAAAGGTATACCTATGATAGATAGTAATATTTGGGGAGGGTCTGAGATTAAAGTAAACGGTTCGATCGCCCCATACTACACGCCTTTGATTGGCGCTGGAGTATCTTTAAGGTTAAGAGCAGTTCAGGTTATTCAGTATGTACAAGGCAATAGTTCATCATCTCGCTTTGGTTTTGAAGAAGAGGTGGGATACGAACATAAAGCTCCTGAAACTTTTGAAGAAATAGCCACACCTGCAGCACCTGCTTCAGAAACGCCAAAAGTTGAAGAGCCTTCTGTACGTCCTGAAACTAAAGTTCCTCCGAAGCCCGCGGATGACTTATCAGATATTATTAATCAATGGGCTAAGGATTAAACTATGCCAAAAAAATATAGCCAAGAATTTTTAATTGAGTTAAATAATCTTGATGAGGAAAGACTTGGGGTTCAGTTAGCGAAGGCTTGTGTAAGTGCAGACCTTCCTATATCTGAGGTCGCTAAAGTTTTTAAAGTTTCGAGAATGACTATTCATAGTTGGTTTCGAGGATCTCCTATTCGAGATAAAAATGTCACTAAAATCAAGCAATTTATGAAAGCTTTAGATGAAGCGTGGCAAGCTCAATTAGAAAACAATACTACTGAGTTACCTATTTCAGAACAAAGAAAAGCAAAAGTTTTTCTTGAGCATAACATAGTTCCTAAAATAGGTTGAAGATTAATCTAGATAAGGCTACAATAGAAAATGCTCCGTTAAGAAATACACCCGGAGCATTTTTGTCTTCAGAGAGGAAGAACTTAATTTATGCTTAGTCAATTTTATCAAAAAGCCCTCCCGAACGAGGGGTATTATTGTGTTGTTTATAACACTCCTGGAACCAAACCCTTTACTCATGAATACGCTAGTAGCATTGAAGAAGTAATAGAACTTATAGAACATCATAAACACGAGCATCGAAATGTGTTTGTTGCGATGAGTACGCTTAGTGATAAAAAAAGAGAAGCAGCTAATTCTATTTTTGCTAAATCATTTTATATTGATTTGGATGTAGGAGAAACTAAAGAATATGGAACACAAAAAGAGGCTCTTTTTGATTTAAGTAAATTTCTTGAGGCTACTAAAATGCCATTGCCTGCAGTGGTAAATAGTGGTAATGGCATACATGCTTATTGGTTTTTAAAGAACCAACTACCTATTGAAGAGTGGAAACCCATAGCTAATCAGTTGAAAAATTTATGCGTGCAGCGGGGACTTAAAATAGATTTAGCAGTTACAGCAGATACAGTTCGATTATTAAGATGCCCTGATACTAACAATTACAAACAAAACCCCCCTCGTCCTACTTTAATTTTACGTGATAGCGATGAATATGATGTTAAAGATATTATAAAAGTTGTTAAAGATATAGACGTATCTTTAGAAGAAATTGTAAAAAATAAACCTATGTCAGATGATGACAAAAAAATTAAATTTGGAAACTACGAAAATCATTTTAAGCCACTTCTTATAGATAGTATAAAAAATGCAGAGAAAGGATGTGGTCAAATTAAATATTATATAGACAATGTTAAAACTGCTGAAGAACCTTTGTGGTGGCGTATTCTATCATTGGCTAATAATTGTGTAGATAGGGATGAAGTAATTCATGTTATTTCTAAAGATCATCCGGGTTACAGTTATGAAGAAACAGAAAGAAAAGCAACAGGCGCACCCAAAACTTGTAAAGATTTTAATTCAATAAATTCAGGTATTTGTACATCATGTGCACATTGGGAGAAAATATCTACTCCAATTCAATTACATAAAGTTGCTACAAAATTACAACCAGTTGAGCATATTGAATCTATAGAAGGAGAAGTAATTTCTAAAGTGCCTAGAAAAATAGGGGGCCTACCTGAAACTTTAGACCAGAAAGGATACTGGTTAGGAGCTAAAACAGGGGGTGTTTTTAGATCTACTACAGTAGTAGATCGAAAAGGAGTAACGCACAAAGAAGATAAATTAGTTTACGAATATGATTTGTACGCGGTGCGTCATGTTAAAAGTTCTGCAGAGGGCAACTGTTTAGTTATTAATGTGCAACACCCTCATGACGGAATGCAAGAATTTATTTTACCGATGAAAAATGTGTACGAAAAATCAGAGTTAAGAAAAACTTTAACAAGCCAAGGAATTTATTATGAATCAGCAGAACAGGAAGATTTAATTATGAGATATTTTATTGATTGGGCTAAAGATATGCAAAAGAAAAGTAAGTACGATGTTATGTACGATCAAATGGGTTGGAACGAGGACAAGAGTTCTTTTGTAATTGGTAACTTAGAGTTATCAAAAGACGGCACAGAAAAAACTACTCCTATTTCGCCACTGGCTAGGTCAGTAGCACCCTTTTTATCTCAGAGTGGTTCGTTTGAAGGATGGCAATCCGCAGCACAGAAACTTAATCAGAATGGATTAGAGATGCATATGTTCACTTTGCTGTGCGGATTTGGTTCTATTCTTATGGATTATTCGTCTACTACAGGGGTAGCTATATCTCTTACTGGAGAATCGGGGGCAGCTAAAACAGGAGCATTATATGGAGCGTTAAGCATATGGGGCCAACCAAAAACTTTGTCTGTGATGAATACTACGGCTAATGCGCTCCAAGGTAGATTTTTAACACTCCACAATTTACCCGTAGGTTTTGACGAAGTTGGAAATAAAAACCCATACTTATTATCTGATTTTATTTTAGCCGTGTCTCAGGGTAAAGCTAAACTTAAAATGCAAGCATCCTCAAATGCTGAACGCGATTACGAAGCACCGGCGTCTTTGATTGCGGTTTTAACATCTAATCACAGTATTTACGATAAACTAAAATCTATCAGGTCTAACCCTAATGGAGAGGCAGCCAGACTTATAGAGTTTGCTGTAAGAAAGCCTAAATCATTTATAGACAATGCAAGGCTCGGCAAAGAAATATTTGATGAATTTAATTCGCACTACGGATGGGCGGGGTCTAGGTTTGTTAAAGAGGTATTTAAATTTGGTGAAGCAAAAGACATAAAAGCAAATTTAGCTAAATGGGAAAATAGATTTGTAAAAGATTTTGGTAATGATACCGCGTATAGATTTTATGAAAATCTTATGTCAGTAACTATGACTGCCGGTGAAATAGTAAACAACGCAGGTATTTTATCTATAGATTTAGAAAGAATTTATAAATACATTGTAGGCGAGATGATTACTATTAGAGACGAAGTAGTCAAAGTTAATAACGTAGATTATGAGTCTGTGCTATCTGATTATTTAGATGCTAACTACGATAAGATTTTAGCTTTTCAAGAGGGTAAGATTATCAGCGAACCTTACAGGCAACTTACTATTCGTGTAGACAACGACAAAGACACAATGTGGATTTCTAAAAAAGAATTTGACGCTTATTTATCTGAACTTCCTATTAGCACTAAAGAATTTTTATTTCAGATGAAAGCAATGAACGTAGGTATTGAAGCTGGAGCTTCTATTAAACAGCGCATGAACGCTGGGTGGAAAGACGTTTCTAAATCTGCCACTGCAGTATATAAGATTAAATTAAGTACATTAGGTGAGAAAGTAGAAATTAAATATGCAACTTCATGATGATCCAGAATGGCTATTTCCGTTTGAGATGATGCAGTCTGGCGATAGTTTTTTTATTCCTACGCTTAAAAGTTCTGCATTAATTTATGTTATTGAGAAAGGAGCAAAGCGGGCTCAAGTAAAAGTGCGTACGCGTGCTGTAGTAGAAGACGGGTTGATGGGAGTGCGTACGTGGCGAATAAATTAACTACCGTAATTTTCTTGTAAATAATCTTTGTATTTTTTAGTAAGTGTTATACCGTTTACACTTTCTTCTATAGAACGTTTCTTTTGTTTGTAAGAAGTATTTAACGTTTTAGAAGTAATTCTATTTAATTTTCCTATGTCAGATCGATTGTAAATACTAATTTGTTTTTGAACTTCTTTTAAAAGTTCTCTGTCGCCGGTATCTCGAGCTAAAAAAGCAGCAGTTAAAAGTCCGCTTCGTTTTTTAAGAATTTTTCGTTCAGCTTGTTTCATAGCATTATTGCGTTCGTAGGCATTAGATAAGTCTTCATTAGTAAAACCAAAAACTTGCATAAAGTTATTGTATGCATTTAAGTCATCGACAAGTTTGGCTCCATTACGAGTACGTGCGCCTTCTGTAGCGTATCGAAAAGATTTCATACCATTACGGGCAAATGCAGGCATCATTTGTTCAACACCTCTATATATGTTTCCTTCCCCCCAATCTTCCATTCCGCGCCCAATATTTCTAGCATAAGAATAAGAAGGACCTAACAATGTTTCAAGTATATATCCAGGCACTCCAATTTCTGCTACACGTCGAGGGTCATCTCTCCAGATTAAATTACTGAAACCAGTTCTCGCTGCTATATCAGTATCTAGTAATTTATTAAGTGGGCCTTTATATCCAAACTCTCCAAATAAATCTCGTACATTTTCATTAAAATCATAAGGCTCATCGTCATCACCAAACATAGCATTCATAGCTTCACTAAACGTTTCCGTCATACCGTACAAAGGCATGCCTTGCACACCAGCAACTGTAAATGACATACCATAAATACCTGTAAGTTGTATACGAGCAGTCCGTTTAATAAGTTTAAGCGCGTCTATTTCTTTTTGATACGCAGCAACAGCATTGTTAGATGCGGTAGAATAGCCTAGCTCCATTCTAGTTTCTGTAATAAGCTTAGCTAATTCAGCACGCCTTACATCGCCCCCTTTAAAACTATCATAAGCTAATCTTATAAGTACAGACATCATTGCATGTGCGTAACGTTTAAAAGTAAATATCGTTTTACCCCATCCTGTTTGAAAATAACGAGGGCCTAATTCAGGAAGAGATGTGCCGTGAGATTCTCTAGTAAAATCTTTTGCTTGTTTAATAGAATCTTCAATACTTTTTGCATTAGGCCCTGCAACAAACTGACCTTTGTCGTTTTTTATCATGTCTCGATCACCCATGTAAGAAGCTAAATATGTAACTTCTCGATTAAAACGTTCTGTATTTTGAAAAATCCAACCTAAAGTAGAGTCTACTTTTGCTTTAACTCCAGTAAAATCAGCAGAGTTTTTCTTACGCATTTCGGTAAGTTCATACCCAAGTCCTCTTCTAAAAACAGAAGTTTCAAGTCCTTCTTCATATAGAGCTATTAATTCTTCAGGGAGTACGTCTGCTTGATCAATAAGTCCTTTTGCCGCGTTTTCTTGAGTACGTCTAAATCCATTTTTCATTGCAAAAGAAATGTCAGGGCCTCCAAAACCTTTTATCCCCTGCCACCCACGATTATTATCTTGCCCTCCATTTAAATACACACTTGTAGCATCTGTTAAAAGTCGAGTAGCTTTAACAGGACCATGTTTAGCCACTAAATGTGGTATAACAATTATTAAAATTTGAGTTAAGTTAACTAAAGCTGAGGAAACATTACCAGCAATAGTAGAAAGAAAACTTACGTATGCTAAGTTACCTGATAATCTATCTGGCACTGGGTTATTAAAAAAGCTTCTTGATCTATCAGTAACATCGATGGCCGCTTCAGCTATTTGATATTGGAGTTTATTTTTATCTCCTGGCTCAATTGCGTCATCTCGTTCAATTTCTATTTGAGCTGTTCTTGCTTCTTCATTTATAGCTTTTGCTGTTTCGTTAAATTGAGGAATGTACTCCATATTAGTAACTTGATTAGCCATGCGAGCACCAACATCGATAAAGCCTCCAACTAAATCTTGAATTTCACCACGAACTCCTTCTCTTGCTCGAGTCATTTGACGCACGCTACTATTAGGAAACATCTCAATATAAAACTCGTAGATTTGTTCAATCATTTCTTGACCTACTTGAGATTGTTGGCCCTGCTCTGAAGTTGAGGTAGTTATAACTTCTAATACGTCTTGAAAAAATTGATCAGGAACTTGATCTTGTCTATTGCCCCCAGTTTCAGGAGAAACGTAAGAACTAAGAAAAGTTCCTCCAGTAGCTTTTACTTGTTCTATAGCCGCTTCTAATTCACGAGGTGATTCAAATCTTTCTGTGTAAGGTGGAAATGCAAATCCACCTTCAGTTGTTCCACCTGGTATATATTTAAGTACATGTGCTCCACGTCGTCTAAACGGGTGATAAAAATTTAGTTCATTACTAATTAATTGAGTTTTAAACCGTTCAGCTTTTTTGCTAGGTGGTATAAGATTTCCTTTTCTATCCCTATCTGGAAGTAGTTTAAGTACAGCGGCATTAAATTTTTTAGCATACTGAGTATATTGAGACGAATAAGCTAAAGCTATTATTTGTAATTCTTCAGGTAATTTTTTAAATTTACCCACTAAAGGATGAAATCTATTTTCAGGATCTGTAGGATCAATACCTTTATCATTTACTCCTTCTTCACCTCGTGATAAATCAAGAACTATATTAGCCCAGTCATCTAGTTGTTTTTTTGTATATTCTGTAGTAATTACTTCAGTGGGAATTTTTTGAATAGTAAAATCTTCTTTTACTCTTTTTGTGCCGTCAAAAAAGTTTTCAAAAGAAATGTCGTTTCCTTCTCTATCTACAATTTTAATAGCATTTCTTTTTTTGCCTTTTACTGCGTCCATACCTATGTATCCTAGTCTGTCTACTTCGGCTCGAGCTCTGTCTGCTCTACCGGCTCGACGTTCTAACAAATCCATCATTGTTCCAAAAGACGGTACGTATTTTTTATATAATTGAGATATAGCAACTAAACCTAACATTCCCATTTTAGCTTCTAATAATGTTCTAGGAAGTTGTGTCATTTTATTTCTAATATCATCTAAAATTTTTGGCGTTCCTTTTTGTATAGATTTATATCCTTCTCCAGCTTTATCTAAAATTTTTCTTGCAGTGGCAGGTCTAAACGCTCCAGGGGGATTTTCTTTTGAATATATTTCAGAGTCTATGCTTTTTTTATATCTAGTTTCAACTTCTTCATTAGGATTAAGTCGGGCTCTAGGTACTCTTTGATAAAGAGTTCTATTTAAAGAATATAAAATCATATCTTGAAGGTCACGAGCAGTAAGTTTATTAGGATCGTATAAACCTAAATTTCGTAAGAAATTTTTTACCATACCTATTATGCGTCTAAAGAATGTATTTTCCGGCGCAGATTCTCCTACATGCGCTGCTACTTCAGTTAAAAACGTTGGACCTCCTATTCTTAATCTTTTGTCTTTAGGATTGTTTAATTTGCCAGAATAATTTTTAGTTACGGTTGCCCAAGCTTGTGCAACAACAGGATCTGTGTCTTTTAGTCTTTCAAGTTGTATAAGTGTAGGCATATAATTTTTGCCTAACATTCCCTCTAATCCGTAATGCTCTCCAATTTCATGCAGCAATAAATCACGAGCAGTTCCTTTAAAATTTCGATCTGCTATAACAGTAGTAACTCCAGTTCTAAATTTATCACTAGACGGATTCCATTGATAAAAACCCATAGTTCCGCTACCAATTGATAGCCCTCCATCCGGCAAATCCGCAGCTGAATCTATTAAATTTAAATGCCCTCTGTCTAATAGTCTGTCAATTGGTTTTTTTCCAAACTCTTTATATAAATCCTCTTTCATTTCTTGTGCTGTATTATATTTTGGAGCTTCATTTTTATTTAGTTCTGCTATGGTAGGGCGAGGACCTGTTGATTCCTGTCCAAAAAATGCAGTTGAAGTTTGAGTTGTAACAGGATTTTTTCTATTAAGACGTTTAGTAGACCCAATAACTTTTTTAGGAACATTATTTTTATCTAATGAAGTACTGACGATTTTTTTTCTTCTTCTATCTGTTGAGATAGGTCCATCAGCAGTTCCCACTCTTGTGACGTTAGGACTTGCAGTTGTACTGGCACTTTCGTTAGGTCCGGGTTGGCGAGATATTTCATCGCTAGCTCCAGTAGTTCTAAATCTTTTTTCGTTGAGTTTCGCATTTAATTTAATCCATGTTGATTTACTATCGTCCCATGTATATGTTATATTATTTTCAGCATCATAGGCAGTATCAGTTACATCATCATAACTTAATCCTAGTCTATCCGCTTCTGTGTCTCGAGTTTTAGGTTTTGGGGCAGATCTTCCAGGCTCCTCTCTAATTGTAGTTGGAGTATCTACTGGCGCAGTTGGTATAGGAAGTTGGCCCATAAGTTCAGGGAAAAAAGGTTGTTTAGGCGGAGGTTTGCCAGTAGGATTTTTAACTGTCGGAGTTGTATCTTCTATAGGAGCTTCAAGAGGGGGAGCAATAGGTCCCATATCTTGAGGAAGAGGTACTCCTGGAAGACTTTCTTGCACGGGCGACTCTTGCTCTATATTTTCTTTTTCTTCGTCATCATCCATAGCATCTTTTATAGAATCTTCTACAACTTCTTCTCTTACTTTTACCCATTTGTTAGCGTCCTCATCAAAGGCATAAATCTCTCTAATACTAACAGTTTCTAAACCGTCACCTAACGCTGTTGGTTGTTCTACTTCTCTTATTTTTATAGCTTCTTCAAAGTCACCTGTAATGTTAGGAGACGGAACTAATGTAAGTCCTAAAGCCGTGGCTGAGGCTTGTTTTCTTTTTAATAATACAGGATCTACAGTCGGCGAAGCAGGAGGAGCCGCAGGAGGAGCCGCAGGAGTATTAAGTCTTTCAATTGGAGCACTGGCTCCTTTAAATACACCACCGGCTACAGCACCTCTAACAGATGACTCAACAATCCGTTCCCAATCTTCGCTTTCAAATATTTGCGGATTATCTCCTACAAAGTTTTCGGCAGTTATACTAATTGCTTCTTGAGCGCCCTCAGTTAATCCTTCTTGTGCAGTACCTTTTAAAACATTTTTAAATACACTTTCAGCTAATCCTGGACGCATTCCTGATTTTTTTAAAGCTTCTTTTGTTATAGCTGCTTTAGCTGCAGGCGAAATTCCTTTTAAAATACTTTGAGGTAATACAGAGTCTAAACCTGCCGCTGCAGCACCAAACAATAAAGCTGCTCCCGGAGCTAATTTTCCTGTTTCTTCGTAAATATTTTGAAATATTTCAGGTGAATTTAAAGCGTAAGAACCTAAATAAACTCCTCCTGCCTGTCCTCTAGCTTGTCGTTTAGCTAATGCTTTTGCTCCTAATTTCGCTGCGCCAACTCTTGCCGCTCCAGATCCTATACCACCTGTAATAAGCATAGAAGCTAAGTTAGGAAATTGTTCAAATACAGTCTCACCAGCAAACTCTAATGCAGAACCTACGCCGTCTACGTCTTTGAATGAAGGATATTTAGGGGCTAAATTTCTTTGAATGTACGCTTCAGATTGTTCGGCTTCGTCTAATTGTTTTTCGGCATACTCGTCAAAACCTAGCACACTGCCGCCTATTGCCGGAATAAGGTCGCCAAAAGTGCTACCTAATCTTCTTTTACCTCGATCAAAAGCTTTACCGAGTGTTTGACCAGTAGTATATTTTTTTTCAATATTGGCTGGGTTGGAATAATAGTCTCGTGCTGCAACTTGAATGAGCTCGTCATCTGTAGCGTTCTCAGGTCCCTCCACACTAATGTTTTTTCCATCAGGCCCTTGAACTTGATACGTAGCCATAAAATTTACCTTACAACGTTAAATTGTGATAATCGTGATGAATCTAAACCGCCTACTCCTGACTGTCGTAAGTTTACGCGCCTGTTTAATTCATTTTCATAGGCTACTTTAAACTGAGGGTCTTTTAAATCATACTCTCTCCCATTTGCTTCAAACCAATCCTGAGTAAATGCTTCTAATTCAGTTCCCTCCTGCTCTATTATGTTTTTTACAATTTCACCGCGGTTTTTCATTCCAGTTTGATTTTGTTTGTTTATTTCTAAATTAGTTTCTATGTCTAATTTGACTTGTGCTAGCACTGCCTCTTGATTAGCAATTGCTTGTTTTAAATCTTGTGTTTCTTTAAATTGTGTACTTTGCATTCCATACTCTACAGCTGCAATTTTTTCTGCGCGGTCTGCTTGAGCCATCTTCATTTGAAGTTCAAGTTGTTTTTCATCTAGTTTATCTTGAGCGTCAAGTGCCGCCTCATAAGTATTAATTCCTTTCATAGCACCCTGAGCAATATTAACAAAAGCGTTTGGATCTTTACCAGCTGCCATAGATAGCCCAGCATTTATCATAGCATCATAAACCGCATCGTCTTGTTTTTTAGCCATACGCGCGTCTAGTTTATCCATACGTTCTTGCATCTTAGTACGTGCAGTATCCTCACCTAACAATGACCTAAACTCATCTACATACTCCGTCATTCCTTTAGTAGGCGTTGTTGTCTCTGGCTGTTCTTGTTTTTTAACTTTAGGTTTAGGAGTGCGATTAAGTGCTAATTGCTCTTCATTTTTTAAATCTGTTTTTAAAGCATCTCTTGCTTTGTCAACTATTGGTCTTTGTTTTTCTTCAACAACTTTTGTTTGCATTTCTTCGCTTATAGAAGCGGGAGCCGCTGCGTCTATAATATCTGTTACTGAAGTAGTAAGGCTTTCCTGTGCAGGTTGAGGAGCCATAGGTAAATTATTATCTCTATTATACTCTTCGGCAAATTTCATAAAATCTCTATTGCGCCTTTGAAACCCTTTTGCTCTGTCCGCCTCAAATTGCCTCCTTGCAGCTGCATACGGATCAATCGTACCACCTACATCATACCCAATAATACCACCCCCTGCATAGTTCTGTCCTATGTTAGGTGCTGGTAAAGTTGCTACTCCAGTTTCAGTAATAGATTCAGACATTGTTTCTTCTTGAGGTGGTAATTTAGGTGTCATGCCCATGGGTGCAATAGAACCTAAACCTTGAGCTTTTGATACAATTTCTTCTGCTACAGTTTCTGTGGATTGAGGTTGAGCTTGGTACTTTTTACGCATCTCTTCTCTGCGTCCAAGTTCACCTAAAGCTAAATAAGTAGGTACATCTCCTGTAGGATTTTCTACATAGCTTACTAACGCTTGGTCAGTTACACCTTTGAGTCTATCTTGTATCTGAATAATATTCATGTTTTATCCGCCCAACTTATTGTATAAACCTAGTCCAGCTAGTCCTAGTCCACCAATCTGAGATGCCATACTTGGAGCTGGAGCATATTGAGTTTGAGTAGAACCTAGTGCACCTGCCGTACCACGTAGTATGTTTGATTGAAACTCAAGCGCTCTTTTTTCTGCATCTTGATCTTCCATAAACTGTTGATAAGCCATGTTAAGTCTTTCTTGTTCAAGTTGTTGTTGCTCACCACCAGACGCTGCTTGTGCTTGTAACCTTGCAAGATTAGCTTGTTGGTCAGCAGTAGTTAAATCTCCCATTTGACCTGCACCTACAAGTCCTGCCTGCAACCCTGCTAATCCTAAATCTTTTTGTAGTCCTGCACCAAACTGTTCGCCTTGTTGTCCTCGAGCACGTAAGTCCATGTTAGCTTTTAATGTAGCTTCTTCGGCTGACATGCCTGCATCTCTATCTCTTTGAAACTGTTCTTGTGCATTTTTATAAGCGTCTTGTAACCCTTGAGCTTCAATTTTATTAAGTAGCGCAGCTGTATCTGCACTAGCTTGACCTTCTACTAACGCTTGTCTACCACCACCAAAAGTGCCTCGACCAATAGCCCCCATACCTCTTTTAGCTTTTGCCATTTCAGCATCTGCTCTTGCTTCTCTTTTTAAGAGCTCGGTTACATTAGCTTGATAAGGACTCATGTATTTAGTAGCTGCCGCTGCATCAAACTCAGCAGGAGTTTCCATACCTAATGAGGCTAGTGTGCCGGGAGTGTACGCACCTGCTGATGCTAAACCAGATGCCGCTGTTCCTGTACTTAAATCAGTTAAAGTTCCAGTATCTGTAATAGCTTCAGTAAACTCGCCTCGAGGACCCATGCCTCTTACTTCACCTTGAGCTGACAATTGGTCGGAAGTAAATTCAGCTAATCTAGGGTCTCCATAAGGGTCAGGAGTTTTAACTCCAGTAACATTTCCAGAGGCATCAGTAGTATAAGTTTCTTTAGCTGACTGCTTCATTAACTCTTCGTAAAAAGGTTTAGCGTATTCAGGTAAATTTGAAGAGTATGATGTAGTTTGTTGTGCAGGGCCACCTCCACCGCCACCGCCGCCTTTGCCTCCTCCGTACTCAACTAATCCAGTTGCTGGATTTATTGTTCCAGAGCCGCCAACTGATTTAAGAAGTTCTGCTTCATAGTCATTAATGTGAGCCAGACGAGTATCGCCCATACGACCTTTATCTGCAATATCTGCATAAAGATGTTTGATAAGCCATACTTTTAATTTATTAGGTATTAGTTTTAACAACATTTATATTACTCCACTGGTAATTCGTAAAATACAAATTGTTTTTTATATCCATGGTCTTGCCACATTTTTTCCCAACCTGGTCTACCATATGATTCCATTTTGCTACATCCTAGTTCTTTAGCAAACTTTTGTAGTTTAGGAAACCCATCAGGCAACCATTCTTTAAATCTTCTACCACCTACAAAATGTAATGCCAATACTTTTATTTGAGGATATGTTATAACTTCTGTTACCCAAAACCCATGAATTGTTTCTTTATCAAATGCAATCCATAATTGCTGGTCTTTAGTAAGTAGCTCTTTAAGCATATCTTCTGCAGTGAATCGACCGTATGTATATACAGCGCACCGTTCAGCAAATTTTTTAATTCTTTCCCAAACTACAGGAATATGTTCTCTAGGAACAAGCGTTGTTTTCATTAACTAGGCATAAACCTTTCAGGGTTAATTTCTTTCCCTTGTTTTTTTGTTCCTGTTCTAGCTTTTCTTATTTTATCCATCATGCCATATAGTTGTTTAGAACCTGCGTCAGATGAGCCATTACCTAAATGACTAACTACATCAGCTGGTATTACAAACTCACCTTGAGAAAGCGCTGCTTTTTGTGTTCCATCTATCATAGCAGGTACATCATCACTCATACCATCACCTGGCAACATGCCACCATCTAAATACCCACCAGTAGCCATTGGTAGCCTTTCATATCGTCGAGTTCTTCCACTATAACCAGGCTCCATACCTACTGATTTCATTCGAGAAGGGGTCATATACCCTCCCGTATATTCATCATCAAACTCAGGAGTAGGTGTAAACATTGATGGTGGAGGAGGTAATTCACTTATGCCGCCACGTATAGGAGAGGTTCTTGGAGGACTTGTATATGTCATGCCAGGGCCTGTATCTAAATAAGGATCTGTATCCATGCCAAACATTGCTGCTGCATTAGCAGGATCTATACCACTTGCTACCATACTTTCAAAAGTATCAAAGCCACCTGGAGCTGCCATAGTTTCACTTACACTTTCTGCCATGCCGCCGCCCATTGTAGCACCTGCAATTGGTAATCCTGGAGATGAACTTACACCTATTACACCGCCACCTTCTTCAAATTTAGGACCACTAAATTTATTTTTATTTCTATAATAACGTTTAAATATTTCGTCAGGAGTCATTCCCGCAGTATTTACTGCAGCTCCAGTATTATTATTAGTAACTTGCATGTTATTTAAAGCTTTAGCCATTCCAAAATTTAGTCTTCCAGGGTTAGAACGATTAGGACTAACAGTACCTCCCCCTCTGTATAGTCTTAAACCTGAGTCTTTTTGCATTGCTTCTCTAATGCCGGTATCCATGTTTAAATTTAATTGACTATTAGGGTCATATACATCTTCACTCATTACGTCTTCAAACGTTTCGTATTCTGGTGTTAAGCCTGCACCTACTACAGGAGCAGCTGTAAGAGCTAATTTACCGTAACCTGCTACTTTATCACCCCCACCTAATCTTTCTATGCCAGCAGAGAATTTATCCATTGTATTAAGTTCAGCTGGAGGAATTATTTCATTTGGAGAAGGTACATATCCTCCACCAGTGGATAACCCGCTTGAAATTTGACTTGGCTGAAGTTGTCCTGGTACGCGAGATAATGGATTAGTAACTCCAGGATTAACACTTAATTTATTTATTTGGCCCATGTTTGGACCTATTGATCCTTGTAACCCTTGAATGCCTCCAAACCCTCCAGAACCTGCTGTTCCAGATAAAGCAGTTGGGTTAGACATCATACCTAAGTTTCCTGCTGTAGCGTTAGGAGATAACGAAGTGTATGGGCTTAAAAGTTCTTGATTCATAACAGCAGTAGTTGAACCTTGAGGTACAGCAGCTGTTGCTGGGTTAAATGCAGCTTGTAAATTTCCACCGCCGTAGCCACCGAGTCCACCTGCAGCGGCACCCATTAGCATATCATCGCCTCTTAAACCAGCAATGCCCGCACCTGTTAAAGCACCTGCAGCAATAGCACTACCTGTGGCTCCTAGTCCAAATAAACCAGCAGGGCCACCATAATAACCTGCGACGATTGGTGCTACAGCACCTGCAATATTCCCTAATGCTCTACCCATAATTAATTCCTATTTATTAAGTTGTATAATATCATGTAATGTGTTAGTTATAAACCGTTTTATACGGCTTCTGCCCCTGATATAGTTATAGTAAGTCCTGTTGAACTACCTAAAACTTGTATTGTGTCTCCAGGGTTAGTTATCTGCAATCCTGACCATTGTAAATACTCTTTTGTTGCTATTGTTTTGTTGTATATAAGTGCATTAGAAGTAGCTGCTGCACCTCCACTCGCAACAATATATATTTGCACATCAAGTGAACCGCCCGTAGTATTGGCTACCACAATATCTTTTATATAAGTACGTGTATTAGCAGGAGTTTCATACACAATAGCTGCAGATGCAGTAACCGCCGCTTGTGCTAATCTAAGTCCTGTTAAATTTTGAAACTCTCCAGCCATTATATGCCCATCCAATGCATTACATTATTAGTGTGTAAGTTAGTTATTTCATCTAAGTGTGCTTTATCTAGTTGTGCAAAGTACAGTCTAAGTTGATTCTGTAGTTGATTCTGTTGTGCTTCACTATATTCTATTTGAGGTAAAACTAAGTTAGGAGCTTTAGGTTGTACAACGTGTGCCATTATCTCATTCTTCCACGAGTCTTACCACGTTGAGCTATACCGTCCCTGCATTTAGCTTTCTTCATTCTACCGTCTTTAGGTTTTTTAGCTTTAACCTTGCCACCTTTTTTATATAATGTTTTTCCTGTTTTGTTATCAATTATTGATCCTTTAAACTTTTCTGGAAAATTAGTCATTGCAAAATTAAACATTTGTAAACCCGTATGTTTTTTACCTTCATTACTATTAGCTGCGCTATGTATTTTACGATATAAATCTCCAGCTTGACCCGATCCAAATGTACTTGATGCTTTTGAATACGGAGAAGATTGATTAACATTTAAACTTGGCATTTGATCTACATTTAATGATTTTTCTTTACCTTTACCTTTACTTTTAGTAAGTGCCTCTAATAATAATTTATCTGTTATTTTTTTAGCCATTATCTTATTTTCCCTCGAGTTTTACCACGTTGAGCTATACCATCTCTACATTTAGCTTTTTTTATTCTACCGTCTTTAGGTTTTTTAGCTTTAACCTGACCACCTTTTTTCATAAAAAAACCATCAAATAAACTGGGATTTTTTTTATACGCTTGCCCTAGTGCTTTAAAAAAAGGCTGGTCCGCTTGTTGAAATGCAGTAAAAACAGTTTTTCCTCGTATTTTTCCACTTTTTAAATCTTCTTTAGCTAGACTTTCCCAACTTGGCGTATTAACATTTAAAGTTGGTAGTTTATTTATATTTAATGATTTTTTATTTTTAGCCATATTATCCCCTTAATCCATCTGGTTGAGCATCTACTCTAGCATCGCCTAGCTGCCATTGCGTGCCTACAGTGTTAGATGATATTTTAAAATTCATTTGTCGTCCTCTTGCTCTTATAAATACTTGATTAGTATACTGATCTATAGTTGCACTAGATGTAGTTACTCCGCGAGTCAATGTGGTCCCAGCTACATCTGTTGTAGAAGTGGCTGCTCCTGGAAACTTAGTGACTGCCACTTGCATATCTACTGCTGGAGTTAATGTTGCTCCTGTTACTGGGTCTACTGTTTCAGAAGTAGCAAAGTCTACATCAGGTATAACTCGTTTAGTAAGCATATAAAATTCACCCTCATCTATATCCATAAACGCAGACTCAATAAATGAGTTAATAGCTAATGGTGCTGCTCCTAAAGGTTGACCATCATTAGGCCCATTCTCGTGTGAGTATATATACCCCCCAGAGGTAGCAAGTGGGAAAGTATTAATACCTGCATCTACCCATGTAGTTCTGTTTAATTGTCCATAATACCAAACATCATCACGATAATTATATATTACATAGCGGTCAATAGTAGTTGATGGAGCTGCTCCACCAGAACAATAGAACCATATTACTTCATTAAATTCTTTGTTTGTGCCACCATATACAAGTTGTGCTTGTTCTCTATTAATATCATTAAACACATATCTTAACAATGGGCATTTAAGTACATTAACTCGACCATCATATACAAAGAAGTTGTCGGTTCCCATCCAATACATATTGTTATTAACACTTGCAAAAGCGTTAGGTCCCATAATATTAGTGTCCGAGGATAAAAGCTGCAATGAAAACACTTCTGCCGTACCTAAAAATTGTATGGTACTTAATGAAGTATTAGTCCAAACAAGTGTCTCTTGGCGTACATTAGCGCCCGTAATAATTTTAGATCCTTCTTTAACAAATAAAAATCCAGCAGTATTAGCAAGTTGAGGCTTCCACACTTCTGGTTTAGGACCAACATCTGCGTTTACATCTGCCCACCTAATTAACATAGGGTTAAATGCACCACCTGAATAATCTTGAACTGCATAAGTTCCAGCTACAGATGCAGGTGATGTTGTAGATGCAAGTAAAGTATAAGTAAAAGTAGTAGTAGAAGTTACGGTAATCTGATATTCTCCAGAGTAAGCAGTAGTAGTTTGACCTGATAACACTACATAATCACCGGTAGACAATCCGTGTGCACTTCCCGTAGTTACCGTAGCCGTTGTGCTTGTGCTGGTAATAGAACTAATTGCTGCGCCTGCAGTTGAAGTTTGAGAATATTCGCTAGCTCCTAAACACAATAAATGTCCGCTTGGTGCAAATAATGTTTTTTCTGTTTTTTGAGGGACTGCTATAGCACCTGCTATTGAACTAAGCAATACTGCTCGATTACTAAAAGCAGCATCATATTCCCAAAAGAAAATTTGACCCTCGTTGTTTAGATTAAATATAAGGTCATTATTAAAGTTATCCATAAAGATAAGACGTACAGTTACGATAGCAGGAACTGTTGCACCTGAACCCCAAGCTCCTCTACTCCATGTACCTGCACCCCAACCATAACCAGCAACAGAAGAATCAGCACCAATGTTAATCTCAAAGGCTGCGGTAATTCCTGTGCCCCCGCCAGTACCAGCTGACGTAGCAGTGCCCGCAGTTTGAATGGTAAAGGTATCCGATGTTAAAACAGTGACTTCAAAGTTTAAATTAAGTTGAGCAGCGGTTATACCATTAGTAGTAACAGCACCAGAAAAAGTTACAAAGTCTCCTGTAGTTGCACCGTGACCAACTATAGTAACTAGAACTTGGCCTTCTGTGCCTGCGGTAGTATTGGTAGTAAAACAATTATCGGTAGCAGTAGAAACAAACGTAGCTCGAATAGGAGTAATGTCATAAAGCGATGTACCACCACGAACGTATACTTTTTTGGTAGTAGCTAAACCTGCAAGTTCTGCACCATCTGCAGTTGAATAAACAAAAAGTTTAGTAGCTTCACCAACGTATCTGTCAAAAGTTTCAGCTTGCCAGCCACCTAATTTTTCAGGATAGCCCTCACGAAAACGCACAAGATTACCATCATACCATCCACCCATCTGAGCTAAATCAGTACGGTCTCGATTTATTCCAGGTCTAAATTTTAATTTACTAAGAGGCATGTGATTCCTTTGTCATTAGCATAGCATGTTCTGCTAACCGTCTTCTAATTAATCCTTTAAGTTTACGTCCCCCTGCATAACAGTATTTTAAAAGAACTTCTCCAGCCCTTTTTTTATCACCGCGCTTAAACGCTGAACGAACTGTACTTCGTTGAAAGCATCCCAAACCAAGATTAAAGCTAAAGCTGACAAGAGCATCAAACTCAGATTGTGTTGGTTGTTTAGGATGTAATAACCGAAGGACTCCATTTTCAAATTTTTCTAAATCTTTTTTTAATAACTCATCTATTTCATCAAGTTCCAATTTGCGATTCCATGTATCAGGTAACTCAGCATTACGAGTGATAAGATGACCAACGCCCACAGTCCAATAACCTCCAGGACACTTATAAGGTCGCGCCAAAACTCCTTCAAAATACTTTATAAGGGCTATGCCCTTCTCCGATGTATTCACTTATTTTTCCCAATGTCTAGACCCAAACCAAAAACCAATAATAGATGCTAGTATAGCCATTTCTTCATTACTAAACACTATATGCATAGCTTCTGCATAATTATGTCCTGACTTTATAGCCCAATATAATCCTACGAAATCGACCACCAATAAAATAAAAACAAAAATATAGGTGATAATGGGGCGAACACTAGCACGGAGATTAATAACCCAAGTAGACGCACCTTCCGCAACTTTTTCGTCGTGCTTGTATAACGCAACTCTTTCTTCCGCATACGTTTCCATTTCCACTTGGTCAGTTTTAAACTCTTCAATTTTTTCTTGAGACGCATAGCCAGCTTTTGCCAATTCCATAGCACGTTGTATTTCAAGTTTAGCCATTTCTTGTTCATGTTTTTGGTCATTCTTTTGTTCAAAAAACTTTAATACACTAGGTAACCCTGATGTAGCAAAGCCTAATATTCCTGATAAAATTGATAACATCTATTACCTCGCAATTGAATTTTTAAAAGGGTTTTCTGCAAATGCCATGTATATGTATGTGTTGCCTGATGCGTTTAGGTTACTAAAAGTATTTCTTTGTTTAAAGCCATTAGACAATATATCAATACCATTAGATTCAGTTCCTTCTGCATCAGCATTATTTGGCTGTAAATATGAACCTGATAAATTATATAAATTTCTGCTTGTATCATAAATTAGCCAATCACCAGTATCTGTATCTTTCATCATAATCCAAGAAGGGCTAAACCCTGTGTATGTAAATGGTCCATCAGCAGAGCCATTACCTGTGTAGCTACCAAATTTACTGTAGCCTTCTACTTCTGCAAAAGAATAGGCAACCATAGTGGTACTTCCAGGAGTTACTTGCCCAACAGTTACACCAAATCTTGCTGTAGTATTTTCAGTTAACCAATTAGAACCTGATGTAAATTTAGCAGCAGTTGAGTTTAAATATAATCCATGAGTTGTAGGAACACTTCCTAAATCTTTATGGTAAACAATCCAATTTTCTCCTGATGCAGAACGAGGTTTTAGTATAATCATTGAAGGAACTACACCTAAACCATGACCTACTGTATATGTACCACTAGAAGGTTCTGTATAAGTAGCAATACTAAACCCTGCTGTTGTATTAGCAGATACTGTAGATGTTATAGAACCATCACCATTAGATGAGCCTGCACCATTTGCATCCCAACACCATGCAACCATTGGTCTACTATTTTCATTTACTTCTCTATCATTAGGTCCTGCTGAATCTGCACCAAGAGTGAATCCATCAGAAGTAAACGCTGTAACTTGGTCAGTAGATGTTTGTTCTGCATCTGTTCTGTTAGACATTAAAAACTTATTATTACCTCTAACTGCATCTACTAAATGATGGCTATAGCTAGCACCAGTTCTTGCTTTTAACCATAAAAAATCAGGTTGAAATTCTAAACCTGTAATGCTTTGTGTACTACCATTACCTGTATACAATGTTGTATCAAAATAATTACTACCATCTTCAATAGTAGAGTCAGGTAAGTTATATGCATTTATCTTTTTAAATCCTGTAGGTGGCGTGTAATTAAATGATTGTTGACCAAAGTTTACTGTCCATGTACCTCCAGCTACATAAACAAACGGAAACATTTTAGTACCATCTGTTAAATCATATGAAGGGTTTGTACCACTTGCAGGATCGCCATCTGTTCCCCAATCTGCTGCATACCAAGTATTATTTACACCAAAGTAATATTTAGCTGCATCAAAATCTATAGCTACTTGAAATGTAGAAGATGTACTATTTAAGTTTGCACCTAAAGCTGTGTTAGTAGTTTCTACAATTCTATAAGCATTACTATCGTTTAAATAAAAATAGTATTTATTAGCTTCATCAGAATAAGCTGATTCTACTTTATTAGTATCTGTTCTAAATCCTAAACCCAACACTGCGTTTACAGCCATCTTACATTCAAAATAATACTTGCCTGTTGTAGGCATATTTGTAGGAAACATAGTTGCATGGTTTACAGAGTTAGATGCTTTTAAGTTTCCGTCAGTCATTGTAGTGTTGACTGCCATATTGTTAGGATTTAATGTAGCAAAGTTATTTGTATCTTCATTTGTTAGCGTAGGTACATCTGGCATCAAATCATAAGTAGCATC